GAGGGTCGAGCCCTTCTTGGTGTCATAGACCTTGCCGTCCACCCTGACGGTGGCGCGGCCGAACTTCTTAGCCATGGTTAAAAGCCCTTTCAGAGGCCCCTTCACGGGCCTCAAGCAGTGAGCCGCCGCGCGGCAAACGATAGGCCCCTTCCGGCGCCTCAAACAGTGAGCCGCCGCGCGGCGAACGATAGGCCCCCATCATCAGAGCCGGAACTGGATCGAGGCCGCGAAGACGCGGAACTGGTTGATGATGTCGGGCGGCAGGATGGCGTTGACGCGGTTCGGATCGCTCGCGTCGCGCTGGACCTGCAGGTCGGCCTTGAACTGATCGACGTTCTCGACCAGGCCCGCCTCCTCCAGCTCGCGGAACCAGGCCAGGATCTCGGCTCGCAACACCTTGGGCGTCACGATCGGCTGGCCGGGGGCATAGGTGGTGCCGTCGTTGCCCAGCTTGTGGCGCGGAAACTTGATCCCGATCCGCTGGCGCAGCGATTTGCGCAGGTAACTGACGGTCATCAGGGTGTTCAGGTCATAGTAGGCCGGATCGTCCGCGCCGCCGGCGTCGGTCTGATAGGTCGTGATCGGCCGCTCCAGGCAGACCTGCTCCGCGCCGTCGACCACCTGGGTGGAAATGCCGTCGCGCAGCAGCAGCTCGCGCTCGGCCCGGCTGAAGCGGTCGCCCGGGGCCGGGGCCACGACGCCGGGCAGGGCCAGGGTCTGGAACGGACGGGCCGGGTCCTCGCCGCCATAGCGCAGGGCGACGGCCGCATAGACGGCAGCGATCTCCCACACGGGAGTCAGCGCGCCCCGGGTGCCCAGGATGGTCTCATAGGGGCTGTTCAGCGCCGCCCCGGCGGCGGCCAGCACGCCCTGCGATCCGTTCATGGCCTGGAACAGCAGGCCGTCCAGCATCCGTTGCGGACCCCAGCGGCTGACCAGTTCGGCGATCAGGGCATTGCGGTTAGCCGCCGAGGTCCAGGGCACGACGATGGCGTCGAACGGCAGATCGCCCATGGCCGCGATCGCGGCGGTGATCGCGGGGTCCGTCGCCCCGACGTCGAGGGCGGTGATGGTGAAGGTCACCCCGGCCGGGCTGACCTCGCCGCGGCCATAGTTGGCCCGAACGTTGATGGAGTTTCCCTGGGTGCCCTTGTTGCGCGCCGTGATGGTCAAGACCCCGGCGGGGTTGCTGGCAGCGGTGACGGGCAGGTCATTGTGGGTATTGATCGCGACCGCCATGGCGGCCGCCTGAATCTGCGCCGTGTCACCGGCGGCGACGGCAAAGCTCACCCGGCGGCCGGCGATGTGGAAATTCTGGCGACCCGCGCCGGTCGCGGGGGTCAGGAAGCTGACTTCTCTCAGGGCGGCCACTCCCGCCGCGTCGTCGGCGACCGGTATGGCCCAGACCTCGGCCGAGGTGTTGGCGGCCATGAAGGCGGCGGCCATCTGGGCCAGCACCGATTTCGCCCCGAACCGCGTGGCGATCTCCGAGGCCGAGAACACACGCTGCAGCGCACCGGCCGCCCCGGCGGCGGCACCCTGGCGATTGCCGATCAGCAGGACCCGGGGCGTGAACCGGGGCAGGCCCTTGCGGGCGCGGCTGGCGTCGATCTCGACATAGCTGCCGGGGGTGCGCAGATCCAGCGGGATGGCGTTGAAGGCGATGGTCATCAGTCAGCTCCGGACTGGGCTTTCGGGGCCTTGGCCTCGACGACGTCACCGTCGATCAGCTTGCGGTCCCAATAGGGCGAGGGCGAAACGTGGTCGCCGGCGTCGTCCAGCAGCGGTCCGTCGGGGTGACGGACCCGGCGGCCGGGCGCGGGCTTCAGGAAGAGGGCTTTGGCCATCATGCGGTCTCCAGGGTCTGGTGGGTCTCGGTGGCGGCCGTGTCTTCCCCGCCCTCGGGCGGGATCCAGCCGACGTTGAAGTCGGTGAAGTCGCCCAGGGCCTGGCTTTCCAGCACGTCGGCCGGCTGAGCGTCGATCGTCATGGTGGTGGTGAAGCTGACGCCGAACAGGCTGACCTTCAGCTCGCCCTGGACGGCACCGGAATACAGGTTCTGACAGGGGCCCAAGGTCAGCGGCTTGACGTCCAGGCCGAGGTCGTTGCCCAGCAACAGGCCGACCACGTCGGCGACCATCTGATAGGTCCCGACCTCGCTGCCGGCACCATGCCGGGCCGCGCCTTCGCTGCGCAGATTCTGGGCCGCGCAGATGACCGAATATCGGGCCTCGATCACCGCGCCGCCGCCGCTGCGCTCTGTCTGGACGGTCCAGCCGCCGAAGACCGTCCAGGCCGCGGGGAAGGCACTGACGTATTCCTTCAGGCGATCGTCGATGTCGATCGGCAGGCTGTCGACGGCGCGCAGCTTGTAGCCGAGCACGCCCAGCTTCGAGGCCGCGCGCAGCCGCTCCTGGATGGCGATCTCGACCTGGGCGAACAGGGGGGCGGTCATGCGGCCGCCGCCATATTGATGAAGTCCTGGACCAGGCCGGAGATCTCGACGCGGTCGTCGTCGTTGACGCCCAGCGCCGGCCGGGCGGGCATGGTCACCGACTTGACGGTGGCGAAGCCGCCGCCGGCCATGGCAAAGCGCAGGCTGCCCGAACCCTTGGCCCGGATCACGCCGCCGAAATGGTGGATGGCGGCGCGGATGTCGTTGGTGCCGACCTCGGCGGTGTCGCGGGTGGTCCGGTCGATATAGGAATCGCGCAGCAGGCCGCGATCGACCAGGGTGGCCCCGCCGGTCAGCTGGGCGCGCAGGCTCGGCTTCCAGGGCTTGCCGTCGGGTGCGCGCTGATCACGGAAACGCTGGCGGGTGGCGTCACGAACATAGCCGCCGATCGCCCGCATCAGCAGACCGGTGTCGCCCATCTTGTCGATGGCGCGGTCCAGCTTGCGCAGGTCGGCCGGGGCGATCTGGATGGTTTCGGAGACGCCGGTCATCGCCGCCCCGCGTCGGGTCGAAAAGGCGCAGCCTTTTGAGCGCGGGGCATCATCAAAGCCCCCGCATCGAGGCGCGCGAGAAGGTGCGGGGCTCGGACTGGATGCGCACCACGTCGGGCCGCGAGGGGGCCTCGGCCCCACCCTCGACGGGCAGTTTGATCTTGCCGGCGGAGATGTCGCGCAGGGTCCGCAGGGCGTCGTCGTACCGCTTGCGGGCTTCCTCGGTCGGCTCCTGGAACAGCCGGAAATAAGCAATGTCGCAGGCCAAGCCGTTCAGGATCGGCGGGACCTGAGTGAAAGGCAGGGTGTAGGACCCGCGCACATAGCCGTCGATCAGGTCGTCGGCATGCTTCAGAGCCTCGGCCGTCACACTCTCGTCGATGACCTCGGCCGGCGGATCGAAGCGATCCGTCAGCTGGATCAGACGCCGCTCGGAAAAGCGGGTGATCAGGTCCTGGAGAGAGGCATAGGCCATGGCGGGCGGGTCGGTCCTTCAAGGGGGTGGCCGGCGGCTCCGGGGAGCCGCCGGGTTACGCATCGACCGCCCCGCTACTCGGGCGGCCGTCGGGTGTTTGCAGAGGACCAGGAGCCGTCCGCGCGAGACCAGAAACCTCGCCACCCTGCGGTCAGGCCTGTGCCTGGCCGGTATCGTCAGCATCCACTGCAGAAGCGCCAACGATGGAGACGCGCTCCTCGATGGTCAGCAGGCGCCAGCCGTCCGGACCCTTGACCTGAATCGTCAGCACTGGATCGGCGAGGATCGCTCGCTGGGCGGCCTCGTCGACCTCCGGATCGATCACCGTCCAGTCGCGATCTCCAAAGACCATGCCGCCCCGGCGGAAGGTCGGACGCGAGGCCCTGGCCCTGACCTGCGCGTCCTCGGGCATCGGAGCAGGCGCGGCCGGATCGAACTTGGCCGGCCCGCCGTCCACGGTCCTGGGCTTGCGGCCCGACATCAGGCCAGACGCGGGGCGTCGATGATCGCCACGTCCTGGAAGTAGATGTTGGACGCGCCACCGGCCAGGTTCTGGGCCGAGAACAGGGTCTTGGCCGCGGCGCGGTTGGACGCGCCGACCACGATGTGGGTGGGCCGGATCTCCAGCGGCTCGCCCTCGTCGTTCTTCAGCGCCGTCATGGCGTTGTAGGCGGCGACGTAGGAGGCGGCGTCCAGCGCGGCCGTCGAGCGGTGCGCCAGCTGCCAGAGGGTATAGCCGGCCGCGCCGCGCGCCTCGCCGCCCATCAGATACTCGCCGGTCTTGAAGACGTGGCTGTCCTGCGGGTCGGTGACCATGGCGAACATGGGTGCCTTGCGATCCTGATACAGAATCGGCTTCAGCGGCTTCGACAGATCGACCAGGAACCAGGGCTGGACGGCCCCGGCACCGGACATGTTGGTGGTCGGCGCGCCCTCGAAATCGACCGGGTGGTCGGTGTCGAAGAAGTTCTGGCCGTCATAGCAGGCGCGGATATGACCGTCGCGCAGGGCGTCAAAGGACAGACGGTCCTTCAGCTGGCCCGCGTCCTTGCCCCAGCCCGAGACGATCGGGCCATACAGACCCAGATTGTCGTCCTCGATCTTGTTCTTGTGGATGCCGAGGGTGGCCTCGAAATCCTCGTTGGTCAGGGCATAGGCCTTCTCGGACAGCGACCGGATGCGCTTCTCGCCCAGCCACTTCCGGAAGATCGGCAGGTCGCCGAGGAAGCCATAGGTCTCGACCTTGGTGGCCGAGCTGACGGTCGTGACCATCGGGTCCGACACGGGCGCGGCCGTCTTCAGGCCGTTCTGGAACTGGGTATTGAACCCGGTCCGGAGCGCCTGCAGGGAGGTTTGGGAGATGATCAAGCGGGTCGCTCCTAGTAGGCGATGGCGACGAAGCCGTTGACGGCTCCGGCGGTGGCGAAGGCGGCGGCCGGGGCGACCTGGATGCGGTCACCGGGGTTCACCAGGGTCGAGGCGTGGCCGGCGGTCGGGCGGTCGGTCACGACCGTGCCCTTGGTCGCGGCGTCGGCGATCGTGCAGGCCAGGCCGTCGACGGCCGTGGCGCCGACCAGGGCGGTGACGTCGCCGCCCGTGGTGACCGCCTTGGCGACGATCACGCTCATCGACTGGATCTCGCCCTTGACGGGGCTGATCAGCTCGGCCGAGGTCCCGGCGAGGGTGTCGGTCTCAGTGATGGCGAAGGGCAGGATGACCACGCGACGGTCATCCGACACCTGGGCCCCGATCAGGACCCACACACCTTCGCTGGTGACGTCCAGGATGATACCGGCCTGGGCGCGGGTGCCGCCTGCCGACGATCGCGCAACCGTCTGGTCGTCAACGACGAAGGCGCGGCTGCCGGTGTCGGCGCGGGTGATGGCGTCCACCCCGGCCGAGTTGACGAAGTTGAAGGCACCGGCCTCCACCTCGACAGACACATCGCCGTCGGCCGCGCCACCCGTGACGCCTTCGAGGGCGACCCCGACGACGTGATAGGTGGCCGCGTCGGCCGCCTTCAGGGTGTCGGTGCCGCCCTGGCCGGTGCGGGCCGCGCGGGCGGCCGCGCCGGCCAGGATGACCAGGGCGGACTGAAGGATCACCGCACCGGCGATGACGGGAAGACTGAAGCGGCTGGTCCCGGCCAGTTTGACGATCTTGCGGGGGGCGGTCAGGGCGGTCACTGGGCGATC